AGTCAGCTTCGTAGTCAGCTTTTTAGTCAGCTTGATAGTCAGCTTTTTAGTCAGCTTGATAGTCAGCTTGATAGTCAGCTTATTAGTCAGCTTCATAGTCAGCTTCGTAGTCAGCTTTTTAGTCAGCTTGATAGTCAGCTTCGTAGTCAGCTTCATAGTCAGCTTAATAGTCAGCTTCATAGTCAGCTTTTTAGTCAGCTTGATAGTCAGCTTGATAGTCAGCTTCGTAGTCAGCTTGATAGTCAGCTTGATAGTCAGCTTGATAGTCGGCTTTTTAGTCAGCTTGATAGTCAGCTTCGTAGTCAGCTTTTTAGTCAGCTTTTTAGTCAGCTTAATAGTCAGCTTGATAGTCGGCTTCGTAGTAAGCTTGATAGTCAGCTTATTAGTCAGCTTCATAGTCAGCTTTTTAGTCAGCTTGATAGTCAGCTTGATAGTCAGCTTCGTAGTAAGCTTGATAGTCAGCTTGGTAGTTCTAAATTAAATACTTGTAATAATTCTTATTTATTTACATTAAGTGTTTATTCAGATTGTTATTATCAGTGGTTTAAATTTATAAAGGACGAGTTTAATTTGTCATTAACTCTCGAAAAGGATTTTGAAGACTGTTTCTCCTTACAAAAATCTTCTGGAATTTATTCTGCGATCTTTTCAGAAATCTTATGTGTTGTCTCTAAATATCCTAAAAGAGTTCATAGAAACTCAAATAATGACTTACATTCAACAAAAGAAAATGCAGTAGAGTGGGGATATTCTACAGATATTACTAAATTTGATTCTTATTATATTAATGGTAGGAATATTCCTACAGATATATTTAATAAGGTAATAAATAAACAATATACTTTTAAAGAATTCTCTAAAGAAGAAAATGAAGATGTTAAAGGAGCTGTTATTTCTATAATTAAAGAAAATTTCGGGAATGAAGAGTTAATTAAATTTCTTGATGCAGAAATAATTGATACTAAAAAGTTTATACATATCTCTGGTTATTCTGAAACACAATACCTCTGGAAGACAAAAAATAAGGTGAAATTTTTAGTTGATAAAAACGGTAATCAAGGAGAGTATATGTCTTGGTATGAAATCTCCTGTCCTTCGACAGGAACAACCTATATGCTAGATACACTTCCTACATTTACCAAAGTAGAAGAAGCTGCAAAATTTCATAGACCTTCCCAAATACCAGAGGAATTGAAATATAATTTTACACAATTTAACAATTAAATGTTATGAAAATCGAAGAACAAGTGGGTCATCAGGGCGACTGCCAATTTTATCTTATAGATAAGATTCCCTCAAACGCAGTTAAAGTAGAAAAAAGATTCCTAGCTGCTTCTGAACAATCAGGAAGTGTTCATGCTCTCTGTGGAGAGTATGATCTTTATGAGATGGAAGATGGATTTTGTATAGATGTACTTAAAGATTGTACTCTTAACCATACATTTAAAGAGAATGTAAAAGAAAATATTGATAAGAGTATTGAGCTTCCTATAAAAGATCACAGGAGTTCTACAATTAAGAAAGGAAAATATTTTGTTGGAATTCAACGTAGGTATGATCCTTTACAGAAATTATGGAAGCAAGTACAAGATTAACTTAAAACTAAAAATGTATAAATTTGATGAGAACACCTTAGAATTTATAAAGGTAAAATGGCATAAGAGTTATTTAAAATTAATAGGAGGATATTTAGTCCTCCTATTCTTTGTCTTTGGAGGAGTTCCTCTTCTTAAATATGCAGAGACAGAACATGAAATCAAAATAATAATGGCAGATAGGAATAAGTTTACACAAGAAAAGCTTATAGAAGCTATAAAAGGCTTAAATTTCCCTTTTCCTTATATTGTAATGGCTCAGGCAATACATGAGACTAATATGTTTCAATCTGCTTTATTTCTTGAGAATAATAACTTATTTGGAAGTAAATGTGCTACACATAGAATAACTCTTACAAAGCTGTCAAATAATTCTTATGCCTATTTTACTACATGGAAAGAGAGTGTATATGACTATGCTCTCTATTCTGCTACCTATCTCTCTAAAATTCAGACAGAGGAAGAATATTATGACTATCTCTCTCAGAATTATGCAGAAGATCCTCAGTATGTAAATAAATTGAAACAACTTGTTGTACAATATAATCTAAAGAATTTAATGAAATGAAGACATACATCCCATCTTTTGAATTGAAAAGAGTAGATAGTGAGTATGTAAAGGTAAAAATAAAAGACTCTAAAGAAGCTGCCGATTATTGTAGATAATTCTTCTTTAATAATATTTGTATCTATGAGAGTATGTTTATGATTACCCTCAATAGGGGAAGTTGGACTACAGGATGGGTAAAAGTATCTCAGGGAGGAATATCTGGTACTGTCTGTGATATAAGACTTATTGCTAAATATGCTCTTGATGCATTAGCTTCGGGAATTATATTATGTCATAATCATCCTTCAGGAGAATTAACTCCTAGCAGTGCTGATATGAGTATAGCTAAAAAAGTTAGAGATACATTAAAGATCTTTGATTGTACACTAATAGATTCTATTATTATTAACGAGAATAGTTATTATTCTCTTGCTAATAATGGAGAAATATAAAAATGCAAATAATTAAAAACGCAAAGTTATGAAAGAACTTATTTTTAGCACAAGAACAGAATCTAAAGATTTTAATGGAAGAGAAATATTAGTTTATGACTCCTCTAATGATGTATTCTCTGATCAAAGAATTGCAGAACTTATTACAGCTTCTTTTAGAAAGCCTTTTGTCTCTAAAGAAAGAAGAAGATTTAAGTCTGAAATTTCTTCAGAAAGAGTTGCAAATATTAAAAATCTATAGTAATTTTAGAGGAAATTTCAACTAAATGTTAAAGAACTAATAAAATAGGCCCTTGTATTCTCTTTAGGCAGAGGATATAGGGGCTTTTTAATTTAAAAAAATATGAAGGTAGTATTCGATATTGAATGTGACGGATTAATAGAAGATGCCACAAAAATACATTGCCTCTGTTATCATATATTAGATACAGATACTTATGGCTCTTTTTCTAATTATGATGGCATGCGAGCTTTTCTTTTACAAGAAGATCTTACATTAATTGGGCATAATATTATCTGTTATGATATTCCAATGCTTAATAAGTTCTTAGAGATAGAGATAAAAGCCATCCTTATTGATACTCTTCCTCTCTCTTGGACTCTCTATTCTCAGAGATTTGAACATGGATTAGAATCCTGGGGAGAAACTCTTGGTATTCATAAACCAGAAATTAAAGATTGGAAAAATCTCTCTGTTGAATCTTATATTCACAGAGCTACTGAGGATGTAAGAATTAATGTAAAACTCTGGAAAAGATTAAAAAGTATATTAGATCTCCTCTATAGAGATGAATCTGAAATAAACAGATATATCCAATATCTATCTTTCAAGATGGATTGTATGAGAGAGCAGGAAGAAATAGGAATAAAACTTGATGTTACTCATTGTGAAAAGATGTTACATTCTCTTTCTACAGAGAAAGACAGTAAGGTAGAACAACTAAAAACTAGTATGCCCCTCTCTCCTGTAAAGATAAAAGAGACTTATGAGAATGCTCTTGAGGATAAAGATGGAAATATATTTCAGAAAGGAGATTTATTTTTTAGTTCTGTAGAGACTCAGGCTAATGTAAGTAGTATAGAAAGAGAGAAGATAGTAAGATATGAAGAGCCTAATCCTAATAGCTCTTCTCAAATAAAAGATTGGCTATTTTCTTTAGGATGGGAGCCTGAGACTTTTAAACATGTTAAAGATAAAAATACAGAAGAGATAAAGAAGATTCCTCAGGTATCTCTTGGAGATAGTAGTGGAGAAGTATGTCATAGTGTGAAGAAACTATTTGATGTTGAACCTAGTTTAGAAATATTAAATGGACTAAGTGTACTTTCTCATAGGATCTCTTTATTTAAGGGATTCTTAAAACAGAGAAAAGAAGACAGGCTATATGCTAGATGCTCTGGCCTCACCAATACATTGAGGTTTCAACATTCTGTAATCGTCAATCTTCCTGGTGTAGATAAGAAATATGGACATGATGTAAGAGCTTCTCTTATAGCAGATGAAGGAAAAATATTATGTGGATGTGATTTATCTGCTATAGAGGACTCCACTAAAAGACATTATATTTATTTCTATGATCCCCAATATGTAGAAGAGATGAATATACCTGGATATGATCCCCATCTTGATATTGCTAAATTAGCTGGATTCTTAACAGAAGAAGATGTTATTCTCTATAAGGAATTAGATAAAAGAAAAGATAGAGGAGAAACTCTCTCTAAGGAAGAAGTTCTTAAGTTTAGTAATTTGAAGAAAATTAGAGCCAGAGCCAAAACTCTTAATTTCGCAGCCACGTATAAATGTGGAATATCTACCCTCTCAAGAAACTCTAAAATATCTCTTAAAGAGGCTAAAGAACTCTTACAAGTATATTGGAAGAGAAATGAAGCTATTCTTAAAATAGAGAAGAGTTTGAAAGTGAGAGAGCTATTTGATCAAAAATGGCTGTTAAATCCTATCTCAGGCTTTTGGTATTCTTTAAGAGCAGAAAAGGATAGATTTTCTACATTAAACCAGGGGACGGCTGTTTATGTATTTGATACATGGTTAAAATATATAAGAGCTCAAGGAGTAAAAGTAGCTTATCAATGTCATGATGAATGGCTAGCTAATATTAGTAGCGAAGGATATATTATTCCAAGAGTAAATAAAGCAATTGAACAAGTAAATAAGCAGTTAAAGCTTAATGTTAAAATAGGATGCTCAATAGCTTTAGGAAAGGATTATGCAAGTTGTCATTAGAATTATTTTTCAGAAGATAACCAAAATAGATAAATGAATCATCACAGACAAGATACCTAAAGACTCTAAGCGAATTATGAATACGAAGATATCCAAAGGATTAAAATGAATCAATAGTTGAAAGATATACAAAAGGGAAAAGTGAATCAATAGATCCAAGATAACCAATGAATGCAAATGAATTATTAACATCAAGATAACCAGTGAGGCGAAATGAATTATTTGAAGTAAGATACCTATGAGTAAATAATGAATCAATTTAAAAATGTAACAATTAAAAACTAGAAATCATGGCAAAAGAAATTTTGAAAAACAAGAAAAGAGTGCAACAAGGAGGTAAAGATGCTTTTACAGCAGAGACATTACCAATAAAGACAAAACTATTTGATACTCACAGGAAAATTCCTAAGAGCAAAAATGGTACTTATAGGGATGAGACAAATGTTATTGTTATTATGCCTAAGACTCATATGAAAGAGCATGGGACATTAAGAGAAAGAGAAGACTCTCTTGAACAACTTAAAACTATGATGGATACAAGAAAGCAATATATAAAACTTCTTTATTCCTTTAATAATAGACTTGATGCCTATAATAGAAAAGTAGATCATACAGATCCTGCAACAAAACAGTGGCTTGAAGGTATGATAAAAGTAGTCTCTAAACAAGTAAAAGATAAGGATATAGAGATAACAAAGCATCTTAAGTCTATGGATAATTCCTTTGTTAAAGCAGCTCTTAATATAAAAGGAGTAGGGCCAATTACTATTGCATTTCTTCTTGTTTATATCAAAATTGAGAATGCGGAATATGCATCCTCTTTATGGAGTTATGTTGGATATGATAAATCTTCTCATGAGAGATATACTAAAGGAGAGGCAGGAGGAGGAAATAAGACTCTTCGTACAGCTCTTTATGCCTTTGCAGGATCTATGATTAGAAGTAGAGGGGCTTATAGAGAAGTATATGATAGAGAGAAACTTAAGTTATCTAATAGTGAGTTATTCACTCTCTCTCGTAAAACTGATGGAAAAGCTTTAGAGAGGATGATGTGGAAAGATACTATGCCTTCTCATAGACATGATGCTGCTATAAGAAAGATGAATAAACATTTCTTAGCTGATGTATGGAAAGTATGGAGAACATTGGAAGGACTTCCTACTCCATATTTATATGTTCAGGAGAAAATGGGACATACAGGAATTATTCAACCAGAAGAAAGAGGATGGAAGTATAAACATGAATGAGACAATAAACAGACTTAATATCTCTATCTATTTGATAAAAGATATGCTAGCAAGAATTGATAAAACGCTTCCAGAAGCAGAATTAAATGAGAATTGGTGGTTTGAATGGGAGATATCCTCTGTACGATATGAGGAATATAAGAAAGATTCTATTAAACTCTTAAAGAAAGTATTTAAATGTAATAGACTAAGAGCAACAGAGACTTTTGAATGGTTTTATAGTCAATTTGGTATTAAAATTAAAAAGAAATGAGAAAATCTCTTATTGAAACACAGGTTCTTCCTATAATAGCAATAGAACTTTCTAATTATTTACATTGCTCTGTAAAAGACGCACTTTCTATTATGGATATTCCTACATCTATTGCTTTAAGAAAACCTAAAATTAGTATTACTAAATTGGAAAAATATTTAGCAATAGAAAACATAGAGAAAATTATCCTACATAGAGAACTAAAGGATAAATACGGAGAAGAAGCTTTAAAATTTATACAAACATTAGTATGATAGTAGAAGATTGGGAAAGAATGGAATACTTAGATGAAATGTATAAGGTTGAGAAAGAAATGGAGATAGAAGAAGAGTGGAGAAGATGGCTTGAAATACAAGAACAAGAGCCAGCAAAAATAACTGTTTTAAAATTATATAGTCATGAGAATTCAAATATCACCAGAGAAGTTTGAGAGTCTTCTAAAACAATCTTTATCCTTAGATCTTATCTTTCTTCTAAAGATGATTTATGACCAAATTGATATTTCTGAAAGGAGAGAGTCTGTTAAAATAGACTCTCTTCATTCTACATTAATAAGAAAAGGACTTATTACAGAAACAGAGGATAAGATTACCACTGTAGGTAAAGAATTATTGACTTTTATAGAGAGTAAAGACACAAAGAAATTTGTAAAAAGAAAAACAGGCATAACAGAGTTTAAGAAATGGTGGCAAGCATTTCCTGGTACTAGTACCTTTACATATAAAGGAAGACATTTTGAGGGAAGTAGGAGTCTTAGAGTAAAAGAAGAAGAATGTCGTATTAAATTTGATAAAATTCTATCAGATGGCCTATTCACAACAGATGATCTTATTAAAGCTCTGGAATATGAAATAAGACAGAAAATGGAATATTCCTTAAAGACAAGAGAAAATAAGCTTCAATATATGCATAATTCTCTTACATATCTAAATCAAAGGGATTTTGAGCCTTATGTAGAACTAATAAAATCAGGAGATATAATAACAGAATCCTCTACAGAGAATTCAGCAGTAGTAGACATTTAAAACTAATATTATGTATCAAATAGTAGAAACAACACATGAAGAGAAAGTAAAAATGTATAAGAAACTTTCTAAAAAAGAATTAATAGAAATGTTAATAGAATGTAATAGGATTATTTCTTCTCTCCCTAAAAGAGTAGAATTTCAAGAACCTCTTAAAGAATGTGAGCATCTCCCTTATCCATTTTTAACTACTAGTGGTAAATATATTGTTACACCATTTACAGTATGAAAAAGGAAAGAGATAATAATGTAATTATTAAAACTATTCTTAATAAGATGCTGGAGAAATATAATATTGACTATGAATATATATTAGAGCATCAGGAAATTGAAGGAACTCCCTGGTTTAATTATTATACACTTACCAGAGAGGAATATGATGTATGGAAAGAATGGGCTATTAGCTATTTAAGATCTGTACGCATGTCTTTAAGAATGAGTAGAAAAATGTTTGATGAGATTAATTTAATGTGGGGATTAAGAATTGAATAATATGGAAGAAATAATTGATAAACCAAGAGAGAAAAGCTCTTTAGAGCTTACATTAGAAGCCGTACAGAGACATCATAAAGATGTTTATGTTGTAGAAGTGCATAGCTTCGATAATAAACCAATAGTGTATTATTTAAAGAAGGTAACAAAGAATAAGTTTGTTACAAGTTGGATGACAGAAGATGTTGTCAGAAATATCCTTAACGTACCTATTGGATTTAAAAAATTAGGAGATGTCGAATATTGGCTTAAACAACAATATTCTACAGCAGATGGATTCTTAACAGATAAACAGGATTTGCAATGATTTCTATTTATTATTACGAAGTAATTCTCTGTAGTAGAGTAGAGACATTATCCTATCTACAGAGAATAGTTGCAAGACTATTTAAGATTATACCAGAAGAAAAATACAGATATGAGATTAGATGTAATATTTCCTCTAATTCTAAGATAGACAGAAACGATATTATATGTACTCAGGATAAAGCAATCTGGTTTGTAATAAATATTATAGGAAGAGGCACTATTATTATTAGAAATACTACTCTTCTTCCTAAAGACTATAAAATTTACGGAAAGATTTATAAAGTATCAAGCACATATAAATAATATCTATAATGAATATACTAGATACAATAAGATCTTTTGAATTTGATAAGAATCGTAAAAGAATCTTCGGAATCAAATCTGCAATCATCTGGGGACACTCAAATACTATAAATGCATCTTCCCCTCTATTATATATTTCCAAGCCAAAGAGTATAAGTTAAGAGGATTTTGAATATCTATTAGATAGGCTTGATATTAGTATTTTAAAAGATCCAAAGAAATGAAGACAAAATTATTAAAGAAAATAAGAAAAAGGTATTCAATTATTCTCTATACAGAGATAAAAGATCCTAATAGCTGGTTATATAAAGTAGAAACTCCTTTCTATAGAGTAATAGATAAGGATGATTTGGCTAATACTAAATTATTTTATACTTATGAAGAGGCTTACTGTTATTTAAGAAAACTAATTCGTTTAGAATATTATTCTTCTATAAAGAGAAATAGAGGAGACAAAGGACAAAAAGTTTGGTATAATAAAATAAATAAGTATCATGACAGACGAATATATAAAAGATTTTGCAGATAACCAGCAATTAAATATAGCTAGTGTTATAGTAAGTACTTCATTTAAAAAACTCATTGAAGAAGCTATTAAAAGTGCAAAAGATACTAATTGGTGTTGGAATGGTGAGGATGAATACCCAGTTACAACATTTGATATTGATATTGCAACAAATAAAGTTATTGAAGTACTTCAACAGCATTTGCTATAACGTTGATAATATGAAACGGTGGGGATTTAAAATAACTACCTATCAAAATGTTAAACATTTGAGAGTCATTTATTGGATTCAAGTACTCACAGAATTAAAATCAAGACAATGAACGCACCAAAACATCTTTTTATAAACAGAAGAAATCTCGATGAAGTGACATTAATACCTTTCGGTAAAAGCACCACACCTTACGTCTCAGTCGAATGGCTGAAAGAATGGATTAAAGAAAATACTTCTAATGAAGAAAATCAGGCAGGAGTTAAAATGACTGTTGTAGATGTTGATGAACTTTTAAAAGCAATTAACGAATGAAATCAATTGACAAGGTTACCGTAAAGAACCTGAATTACTGCCTAAGATTATGCAGTATAGAAATCCATGAGGTTATACTTGACAGAATAATTGATTTAGTGGAACTGATTGAAATCAAGGGTGACAAAGTTTCATTAAAGGATATTGCCAAACTTCAAAAAGAATGGATTAAAGGGAACCTCCAATTTCCTACATTTGAGGAATATCAACAGTATCACTTAATTAACGATTGCAAAGACAAAGCGGAAAATTAAAAATCAACTTGAATTATTTGAATCATGAAAGTCTATTTAATCCAAAGTGTAGAAGGTGGAGGTTATTATCTGAAAGATTTAACCGAACTCGAAAATTTATTTGACGGAGCAGAAGAGGGTGAATGTTATACTATTACCTATTCTGAAATGACAGAAGAAGAGTTTGAGGCATTGCCTGAATTTGACGGATTTTAGATATGCTCATCTTCACCATACTCCTTACGGCTATCTCAATCGTGGTTAACGGTTTGTGTATGAGCAGTGGCACTTGTACACCCTTTTAAAATAGCACAAAACTATCTGGCTATGTTTTATATATGGTGTTATAACCAGTGCATTTTTATTATTAACATATAAATTTAAGATTATGAACAGAGAAGAATTAAGCCAAAAACTAAGTGTAATTATTTCAAATGAAACTATTCCGGGAAATGAAAAGCACAAGCAAATTACAGAGCTATTTGAAAACTCGCACATGGAAAATGTAAAATACCAAGTGCATGGTAGAGAATTAAATGAGGGCAAATTTGAAGAACTTGCAAGACCAATGATTAAATACTTGTGTGAAAACTACCACCCTCACGTAACTGTAATTATTACTCATACAAGTGCGGAGTTGTTATCTGGATTAAAAACAGTAGGCTATATTGACGATTACATAGTAGATTAATTTTAATTCAATGTAGGAATGTTCATTCGGAGCATTCTTGCATTGGTTATAACTCGTTTATATGCGCACCTTTTGTATCTATAAATATGATGTTATACAGCTAATGAAAAATCATAAATTTTTAAAAAACAAATATGAGCGAAACTATTAGACTCTCAGATCTCAAAAAGAAATATGAATTCTGCTGTAATGAATATGCTCAAAAGTTTGTAAATAAACAAGAATTAGACGAATTCTATTGGATTGGAGATACTATTGGAGGAATAGCCTCTTTTAATGAAGAATATTTCTTTAGTATGGAAGAGATTGTATATGATATTGATAATAAGTGCCCCAAGTATCTTATACTTCAGTGGCAGGAGGATGGAGTTGAGAATGCAGATAAAAATATAAGGATTAATTATAGATCATACGCAATGGGATTAAGATACAACAATATTAGAGAAAATATAGAGGACAAAAAATGAACTTGCAACAACAAGAAGAACAATTAAAAGAATTTCAGGATAGAATGTGTAAGACAATACAGGGAAAAGGTGATGACTATGCTAATGAGGATAGGCTGAGTAATTTTAAGCTTGCAGGGAATATTGCAGGGCTTTCTCCTGAACTAAATTGTTTAAGTTTAATAGCTACTAAAGTGGCAAGGCTAGGAGTATTGTTACATGGGCAAAATCCAAATAATGAATCTGTCTCTGATAGTATATTAGATTTAGCCTGTTATGCTGCTTTATTAGATATGATATTGTTTGAAAAAGCTAGAGAAGCCACAAGAGCATATAATAGTGCTGTAAAGAGTATCTCTGTAGATGGAATTGGGTAACTTTAGAAATTGAAATATGAAAAACAAAGAATTATTTAGAAAAAATCTTCTTACAATACAGCTATTTGTATCTGGATGCTCATATTTCTCTCCTGTTACATGTGAAGGAGAAATGATTATTATTGGAGACAAATTTCACAATAAGGAGGAAGAAGAACGAAATAGAAGAGAGGCTAATAGAATAATTGCTAAAACATCTATGCAATTTTCTTTTGTTGATTGTAAGAAAGAGAAGAAGGGGGATTATATTTATATTATTTTCACCCCTAAATAGGAAGAAAATGAACAAAAGAATAAAAAAGAGTAAAGAAGGAATTCCTACTATAGGAGATTTTCGTGTAACAGATGTAAACCTAAAGGCTACATTTTTTAGTTCTTCTCCTCTTAAATTCTTACAAAAGATTAAAGAAGTAGAAGCCTTAGGGCATAAAATGATTATATCACACGATATTGAAGTTGTAAGACAGTTAATATAAAAATCATGAAAATAACAGATAAAGAGATTAAAGCCTTTGCAGATATTTACTATGTAGATGGAAAGGAAGATGAGAAAATAGGATTTATCCTCGGAACTAAATGGATGCAAAGACAGATACCACAATGGGTAAGAGTAGAAGAAGAACTTCCTATTTTAACAGAAGAATATTATCAAATTTTGGTAAAAAGTAGTACAGGATATATGGAGACTTATTATATTATTGATAAAAAGAGTTTATATTTTCTCCGTGAATTTATTGAGTGGAAATATATTGATACTCCTCCAACTCCACCTAAAATAAAAGAATAATGAGTTTTAAACAATTAGAAGAGGAAGTACAAAAAGGAATACAGGGACTTAATGCTGGAATACCTATGGGATTTAATCGTCTCAATAGGTATATAGGGATAAGGAAGAGAGTTATGACGCTTATATTCGGAAGTTCAGGAAGTGGAAAAACCTCTTATGCCCATTCCGCATATATCCTTAACCCCTATGACCATCTTCAGGAGATAAATAAAAGTGGAATAAAATTTAAAGTGATTCTCTTCTCTATGGAGAGGAGTAAACTTTATATTCTTGCTAAATGGATTTCCAGAAAGATATTCTTAGATCAGGGAGTGTTAATTCCTGTACCAAAATTATTAGGATGGTGGGAACAGAAACTTACAAAAGATGAGCATGATCTCTTTCTTATGTATCAGGATTATCTAAATAACCTATTAGAAGTAGTAGATATAATTGAGGGCCCGCAAAATCCAACAGGAGCTTTTAAATATGTCAAAAATTATGCTACAGAAAATGGAGTATTTGAGGAAATAGATCAATACAATAAAGTGTATATTCCTACTCATCCTAATGAGATAGTAATAGTAATGTTTGATCATTTAGGTTTGACAAAAATAGAGAAAGGACAAAGCACTAAAAAGGAAGCTATTGATAAGTTGAGTGAATATATCCAGATAATCAGAGATAACATGGGATATACCCCTATTGCTGTAAGTCAGCTTAATAGAAATCTTAATAATCCTATATATAAGAAGTTAGATAGCTTTGAGCCAAATATCGACGACATCAAAGAGAGTGGAAATCCTGGAGAAGCTGCTGATGTTGTTGTATCTCTTTTCGATCCTATAAGATATCATACAACAGATCCTGGATATAATGTAGAAAAGTTTATAGATCAAACAACAGGAGGTAATTATTTTAGAAGTGTAAAAATCCTTAAAAATACCTTTGGAGAGGATCAAATTAGAATAGGGCTTGGTTTTCACGGAGCTGTGGGAATTTTTAAAGAACTACCTCGTAAGCAGAATATGGATAATTTTGACTATCAGAGTTTATTTAACGGAAGTTTTTTCTTATAATTAATATTATGAAACGTACATCAGAAACTAAAATCATCAATTTTAAGGGACTTGATTTAAGTGTAGACTATTATTTATATCCAGGAGACCCTGGAAAATGGACTCTTGATAATGGAGACCCTGGTTATCCTCCTACACCAGATGAAATAGAAATTGATTCTATTACATATATAGGAGGAGATATAGCAGATTTTCTATCTGGGATAAATCTCTTAGACGACCTTTGTGAACTTTTATAAATAAATCATGTTAGCAGAAGATAAATTAAAAATAACAATATATGCCTTAGAAGAATTTGGTATAAGCAGAGAGATAATTGAAGATATGCTCTCTAATTTGGAAATAGCATTAGCAGAGAGTTATAAGAAAGCTCTTACAGAAGCTCTTGATAAATTAAATAATATATGAGTATTAGAGACGAGAGACAGAGAGAATTCTCTGAAGTTTTTCTCAATAGCAGGAGGAAAGGGGTGTTATATTTATCTCCGAGATTTGGAAAATGCAGGGTAGGATTTTTTATATTAGAAGCTCTGGATAATCCTAAAGTATTAATTTCCTATCCAGATAATAAAATAAAACATTCCTGGAAGAAGGAATTTGCTTTTTTAAAATATGATGATTCCAATATAACATATACAACACATCTTTCTGCTCATAAATATATAGGACAAAAGTTTGATCTTATTATTACTGATGAGTGTCACCTCATTAGCGAGAGACAAATGTTAGCCTACCAAGAGCTATTTAAGACTAATAAGCAAGTATTAGGGCTAACTGGTACACTATCTTCAGAGACAGAGAATAGGCTTAAATATGGCCTTGATTTGCCTGTTATAGCCAGATATTCTATAGAAGAAGCAATAGCAGAAAATGTCATATCAGATTATGAAATATCTGTTATTAGAATACCTCTTGATAATCTCTTAAAAATATATAAAGGGAAGACAGAAAAACAGAAATTTGATGAATATAGCTATATAATAGACAAATTAGCTAAAGAAGGAAAAGATTCTATGTTTCTTCGCCTTAGTAGAATGAGACTTATTCAAAATAGTGTAGCAAAAATAAAAGAGACAAAAAGAATCCTAAAAGAAAATCAGGATATGCGTATTCTGGTATTCTGTGGAGTAACAAAAATAGCAGACTCTTTAGGAATCCCCTCCTATCATAGTCTCTCTAAAGAGAAGAAAATATTCGAGAACTTTGCTAATGGAATAGGAAATCATTTAGCTGTTTGCCGAATAGGAAATACAGGAGTGACTTATAAACCTCTATCTCAAGTAATTATAAATTATTTTGACTCAAATCCTCAAAATCTTGTTCAGAAAATAATGAGAGCTCTCTCATTTGAATATGACAATAAAGAGAAGAAAGCTAAAATATTTATCATTACCTCTATAGAGATAGCAGAGCTCCAATGGTTAAATAAAGCGTTAATAATGTTTAATAAAGATAAAATTATTTATGTCTAAATGCTTTATTATCAATAATATTTTGTATATTTAATCTTTAAAACTATAAAAAATGAAAGGTGAAACATGAAAAACGAAGAAAAAGAAGAAAAAGAATTTCAATTACCAGAAGAGATTACAATCTCAAAAGGAACTGACCCCAGAGATCTTGTAATTCTCTCAATACCTAAGATGGGAAAAGGAACTATATTAGGAGATTTTACAACTAAATATAATGGATTAGTATTAGACCTAGAAAAGGGGGGATACGATTACATAAATGCAAGAAAATTAAGTACATACGTCTCCCAGGAAACTACAAGATGGGAGAGTTTTAAGAATTATATAAAATATAGAAATCTTCTTTTAGAAAATATTGGTAAATATAAATATCTTATTATTGATGGATTATCAGATTTAGATGATCTATCTGAAATAGGAGGAACTATTGCATATCAAAAATCTATTATAGGTAAGAAATTCAATAGACCAAATTTAGATCCCTCTTTAGCTCCTTATGCTCCTACAGATCCTGAATGGAAGTCTGTTCTCACCCTACCAGATGGAGCAGGCTACATGTCAACGCGCCAGTGGTTCTTACAGCAAGTAGAAATGTTTAGACAAATATCTCCATATAGGATATACGCAGGACATATTGCAGACAAATATATTAAAGATAATGGTAAAGAAGAGGTGATAGGAAGTGAAATTTTTCTTACAGGTAAGCTTAAAAATATCTTCAGTTCTAAGGTAACTGCTCTCTGCAAACTAATCTCTGAGGGGAATGACAGATATTTGAATTTTGATGTAATGAATGACTCTATTATTGCAGGGTCAAGAGCTGCATATTTAACTGGTAAAATACTAATTTCAAAAAAAGAAAAGGATGGAATAACCACATTTTGGGAAAATATTTATAAAGACGTATGTTTAACTAATAAAAAGTAAAAAGATGGCAGAAAATGCAATTAGTGGAAAGAAAAGAGTAGCAGGAGAAGGAAATTTTGAGAAGAAAATAGGCTTATTCGTTGGTAGGGTGATTGCAATCAATCCTAATGTAGAAGAATATAAGGAAATATTAGGAATAGATCTCCCAGAAGATAGTAAAGAGACAGAATATCTTGGAGAGACAAAAGAGTCAAATACATATTTGCGTGTTACTGTTTGGCTTGAGGAAGATAAGACGAAACAGAAATTTAAAGTGAATTTCTTCCTGGAAGACAAACCACGAGAAAATAAAGATGGTACAAAGAAACAATATAAGAATTCTATTGGAATGTGCTCTTGGGCAGATGATCCAAATAATCTCCCTTCCTGGTTTAAAGAGAGAGATTATCGTGTAGCATATACAGGAGAAGAAGAATTGTATTCTTTCCTTAAAATGTGGTTTGGAAAACTTGATCTGAGAGACAAAGATTCTATTCTTCAATTAGATTGGAAGAAACTTATGAGAGGAAATGTAAGAGATCTTACAATTCATATTGATGGAGAACTTACCACTCCTGTTTTATGCTTAGCTACAGTGGTTATCCGAGATAAGGATGGAGAGAGTAAAGAATATCAGGGAGTTTATAATAAAGCTTTTCTTCCAGCAAGTAATTTAAGTCACTTTAGGGTGGTAGATTATTCTAATCCTGAAATAATTTCTAATCTCGCTAAGAAGAAATCTAACTCTCTTAAATTTCATGAGAAATTTGTTCTTCAAGTTACTAATCCTGAACATGGATGTAAAGATATCTATATCCTAAAAGATCTGAAGATATACAATTCTGAAGAATGGCTTGTTGCATCTGATAGAATAATTGATTCCGATAATCAGGAATATTAATAGAGAGAATTATTAATAATAAGGCTTCTATCAGAAATGGTAGGAGCCTTTATTTTCTTACCATGATAAAAGGAAAGATAAAGAAAGATTTAAGTATAGATACAGTGCTATCTTTTATCCGTCCATATGACATCTATAAATATTATATGCCTTATAAGGAATGGAGTTTGGATAGGATAACAAAAAGTCCTTTTCATGAAGATAAGACTCCCTCATTTATGATTGGACATAGAGAAGGAGGATTATATCATATAGACTTTTCTAGAGCTCTGTATAGAGGAGGATGTTTTGATTTTGTACAACAACTCTTGGATCTTTCTTCCTTAGATGAAGTGTTAAAGAGAATAGATGTTGATTTTGGTCTTGGAATAAGCAGTAGTTCTACTAAAGACTATAAGAGAATTATTTCTGAATATAAACAGCCAGAAGATCTTGGAAAGAGATATTCTCTTATTCAGGTGAAGACAAGGAAGTTTACTCAGGAAGAACTACAATACTGGAAGCAATACAGTATTACTAAAGAAGACTTAATTTCTAATAACATCTATTCTATAGAAACAGTATATCTAAATAGACAAAAATACCCTCTTAAAGAGACAGAATTAAGGTTCGCATATTTATACGAAGGATCTTATTGGAAAATCTACTCTCCGCATGAAAATAGAAAGAAAAAATGGCTAAGTAATGTTCCTTTAAATCTTGCCTATGGATTGAATAACCTTCAGCCTAATAAGAATACATTAATTACTGATTCATTAAAAGACTATATGGTATGTAGAAAAGTATATGAACATGTTTGTCAAGTACAGAACGAAAGCATTTCTGCTTTCTCTAAAGAAACAGTAAATTATATTAATGATAATTCAAAGTATATTTATTTGGGGTATGACAGTGATACTGCTGGAAAAATGGCAAGTAATTATATTACTAAAACTTTTGGATGGAAACATATTAATACACCTGACAAATATCTTCCAGAAATTAAAGATTGGAGTGATTGGACTAAAGAATGTGGACTTGAAGTTATTAGAAATCATTTTATTACTAAAGGATTATATGATTAATTTTTATCATCTTTATGTAATAAATTTTATAATAAAGGAAAAAGATTGATATAATAAGTCCCTGAGAAGGCTGTATCTGAAGCTACATTGCCCTGAGAAGGCTGTGCAGTGCAAGAAACAGATTTTTTTTCACATTATTGATATGATGTATTATGTTGTATAACATATTAATGCCTGTTATAAAACATAAAGTAATCAGGGATTATATGTTATATAACATGTTTTTAATAAGAATTACATGTTTTATAACATGTTTTACAAAATATGAGGAACTAAATAAAAATAAAAATGGACTTACCAATTATTGAAACAATTAATTATAGAGGAGTAGACATAGAAATTTATTATGATGAGAATGCTCAGAGTCCTGATGATTGGGGAAATACAGATGCATTCTTAGTTTATACACATAGAGATTTTGAGGTGAGAAGAGCTGGATTCTTTCCTCAAGATATTTTTAGAGAGACAGAACCTCTCTACAAGGGATATTTTTATTTTGTTGTCTATGCCAATATACATAGTGGTGTTATTCTCTCTCTTACACATGATGGGAATAGATGGGATACTTCTAGTACAGGATATGTATTAGTTAAGAAGGATGAACATCATAAAACTAAAGAAGAAGCTCTCCTTCTTGCACAGAGTATTATAGAAGAATGGAATGAATATTTAGGAGGAGAAGTATATGGATATATGACAGAATATGAATCTTGCTGGGGATATTATGGGGAGGAAGGAAAGAAAGAGATGATTCAGGAAGCAAAAGATCAAATAGATTATTCTCTAAAGAATCTATCTGAATCAGATATTTCCTTAAAGAAGAGGATAGAGGAATTAGAGGAAGAAGTCTTTCTTCTTAGAAAGGACTTATTAATATGATTTGGGAGAATTTTAAGAATAATTTTGATGAAAGTTGGTGGCCTAAGATGAAGTCTTTTATTGAGAGTAAGGAATGTGATGAGATTTATTCATTTCTTAAAGAGCAGGGGAGAAGAGGGGTAAAAATAGTCCCTCTCTCCTGCGATACATGGAGATGTTTTAAAGAAACTTCCTTCTCTAATTTAAAGGTGATACTCTTAGGTCAATCTCCGTATGCCACATTTAAAGAGGGAATTCCTATAGCCGATGGTCTCCTTATGGGATGCAGCAAGACAAATATTCTACAACCAAGCTTACAGCAATTTTATAATGCTTGTGAAAGAGAATTATTTAATGGCCTTGCTCTCTCTTATAAGAAAGATCCTGATGTAACATATTTAGCTAAACAGGGAGTATTGATGCTTAATGCTGCCTTGACAACAGAAATAAATAAGCCAGGGAGTCATCTTCTTATTTGGGAACCTTTTATGAAATATCTCTTTACAGAGGTGATGAGTGGTGTGAATGTTCCTATTGTATTATTAGGAAAGGACGCACAGAAGATAGAGAAATATATTTCTCCTTTTACACATATTATTAAGCTCTCTCATCCAGCTAGTGCTTCTTACGCTAAAGAGGATTGGGATGCGAAGGGAATGTTTAAAGAGATAAATGAGGTTCTTAAATATAATAATGGGGAGAGTATACAATGGATGGAGGAAGGTAGTGATCTTCCATTTTAATAACAATTTAAAACATAGATTATGAAAATTTTTGGAATTGAATTCTTTAAGAAAAAAGAAGAAGTAAAAACAGTTACAATACAGAGCACAGGGCATCAGGAACAGGAGAGAATGGCAGATAGAGAAAGACTCTTAGAGATAGCAAAGGAGTGTATTAATCCAGAACTAAAGCAGTTTATCACTGTCTCCTTTAAGAAGGTAAAATATTCATGGAAGAAAGACCCATTTACATTTGATTTATGGAGAACATGTAAAACGGAAGCTCCATATTTTATTAGTAGAAGTTCAGAGAGTAATTATAATAGATTTCTTAAAAGCAATGACTTTTTAGGAAATCTCGGTAAATTATATATGAGTCTTAAATAACAATAATAGTTATTCCCCAGCTATTCTTAGTTGGGGAATAATTAAATTAATTAATATTATGAAACTGGCAGAAGAACAGAAACAACAGAATAAAAGAGAGAGAGCTAAAAATAAAGAGTTTGATAAATTTCAAAGTAAAATTATCTCTCAAAAAGAACAAAAAGAGATACAATCTCTTACAATAACAATAGAATGGAGAAAATCAAGAACATGGGGAAGTAATCCTTATGCCTCTTGTCGTATACATTATAAAGATGGAACATTTAGATATGAAGAGAAAGTATATACTGCCTCTGGTTATGGATATGATAAAGAGAGTACAGTGATAGCAGAAATATTTAATGATTTTCTTCGTTATAAATTATGGAATAGATCTATAGAAGAATTAAAAGACTCTCCCTATGGAATTTCTTCTGGGGAATGGATAACCTCATTAGAGAATAAAATAGAATACAGAAGATATGATGGAGGAGTTGGAACAAATTGTTATTATGATATCTCTAAATTTATAGGAGGAGAATTTATTTGTGTTGCTTCTGGAAAAACATTTGATGTATATAAATACGAGGAAAAATGAGAAATTTTAACTACTTTTATAATAATATTCCAATTACTAAGGAGAATTTTGAGCCTAAAGTCCCTGTTAATTGGGAATATGAGATAGAACATGGAGAATATTCATGGGGATATTACAGAGCTGTTGAAAGAGACCATATTTATGAAGAAGACGAGAGTTAAAAAGGAGAGAGTTTTAAAAATAAGACCATTTGCAGATGGTACATTAACTAATGCTGCATTTTTTGGAATGATCAGATCTGCACTTCGTAATAAGAGTCGATGGTACTATCCAATAAAAGTATGTAAAGAAAGAAATAGAGTTCCATATATAGGATCAAATAAACGTAGAAAATGGTCATATAGATGTGAAAAATGCCATAAGCTATTTGATCTACGAGAAGTAAATGTCCACCATAAGATTGAATGTGGAGAACTAAATTCATTTAGTGATCTGCCTGGATTTACTCAGCGATTATTTTGTGATAGCTCTGAACTTATTCTTCTATGTAATAATTGTCATAATGAGATACATAGTAATAACTTTATAATCTAAAGACCATTTATTATATTTATGAAAAAGGCAGAAAATGAAATAAAGAATGAGATACAACATTTTCTTTATTACTATTATAATCTAGTAATAGAGAGAGATAAGATTAGAATAAAACTTGAACTTAAATCTAATTATGATTTTAGTCTAAATCTTCTTCAATTTAAGTCCTTTTCACATAAGAATTTTGGAGAAGATCTAAAAGAATACTTGTTGTATACTATTCCTTATATTTCTAATATTATTCTCATAAATAACTATTTGAATATAAGGATAACAGATGAATATATGATTAACTTTTTTAATATTATAAATGATGGAAAACGATAAATATTTTGTTCCTGATATAGAGGATTTTAGGATTGGATATGAGTGCGAAATAAATGGTAGTGGATTAGCAGGAGGTATGGATAATTGGGTACAATATACTACTAAAAGTATTAATAATTTAAAAGGTTTAGAAACATTTTTAGCTGCTGGATGTTTAAGAGTCCCATACCTTACCAAAGAACAAATAGAAGCTGAAGGATGGAAACAGAGAGTTACTGAGGATGATATTTGGTATTTAGGTGAACAAAGGGATTATGATTTGATTCTTGCAAAAAAACCACATTATATTATAATTCTTGACAATGATAATGATGTGACTCTCTTCTCTGGATATTGTCCTTCTATCAATGAATTTCGTTATATCTGTAAATTATTAAAAATAACATAATGGAAACAGATGAACTAAAAGAGACATTAAGCATTCTAAGAAGAAATGGAATCTCCTTAGATAGAGTAAAGAGTGTGTCTATTCAATGGGAAAAGATTTTGAAAGATAAAGCTTTCCCCCATATAGTAGTTGAATTATACGAGTTAAAAGGGAAAAATGAAAACATTTAAAATCCCTGTTACATGGAAAGTCTATGGAGTAGTAGAAATAAGAGCTGAGACATTAAAAGAGGCAATTAAAATATTTGATGAAGTAGAAGATGTAAATAGATTTATGAAGTATCTTCAAACAAGAGTTATCTCTAAAGAATCTATAGAAAAAATGAGAGTCTCTTTAACAGGAAGAAAACTTTCTTCTGAACATATACAAAAATTAATAGATCGGTTTAAAAAAGAAATAGTAATTCTTACTTTAGATGGGGATTTTGTAACAGAATGCAATAGTGTAAAAGAAGTTGCTAAATTCTTAAATTTAAGACAAACCTCTGGTATAACAACTACTTTAACACATAAACAAAAAAGTTGTAAAGGACATCAACTTTTATATAAAGAAGAGTATAATCCCGAAAATCCTTCACAAGTAGTTAGAACTTACAATATTAAGAGTTGATAATATTTTAGATGAAAAGGAAGAAAATTGTTGAGAGTCTGAACTAAATTACAAAAGAAGAAAAACTTATGAAAGATAATTTTTATATGATAGGAGGATTCCAAATTCCACAGAGGATTATTCAGGAAAAGGAGCTCTGGTGGCTAGATGGAAATAACCCTAATGGAATAATAATACCATTTAAGGAGTTAAAAAGGCTTTCTGGATATAGCTTTGATAATAGGCATTTATATTTTAGTAATATCTATGGGGGCTTATTCGCTATAAATATTCATTTTCAAGATAAGACAAGACTCTCTTCTCGTATATATTGGGAGATAACTCTTTGGGATGAGAGAGGATTTACTAGTGTAGGTTGTATAACTCAAGATGTTATAGATAAAGAAACCGATAGATTATCTAATGAAAGTTATAAACAACTCTCCTCTCTTACAGAGAAATATACAAAAGGGATTATTACTTGCTCAAATTGTGGAAAAGAAATAAATAGAGTAGAGATTGCAGGAAGATATTTTGCAGGAGTATATTGTACTGATTGTTGGGAGACAAAGTATAAGGCAATCGAAGCAAAAGAGACATATGATTAAAAAGGAAAAGAATGAGTTTAAGGGTGCTAATGTTGGAATAGGCAGATGTTGTAAATATCAATGTAAGTCAAGTAATGGTTATATTTGGAAATATAAAAATTAATAATTAATAAAATGATATGTGGAAATATAAAAATTAAAACAGAGAAAGAGTATAGAAATACTCTTTTAGATTCTTCGAGTTCATTAAAGACATTCTCTTTAGATCGTAGAAAATATTATAAAATTTATATAGAAGGGGAAAAAGAGAAAGATCAAGATGAAACAAAAGCATCTACTATGGGGCGTATTGTAGAAGTGCTATTATTAGAGCCAGATACCTTTGATGATAAATTCTTTATGTCTGCTTGCTTAGGAGCTCCTACAGGACTAATGGGAAGCTTTATAGAAGCTCTCTATGCAGCTACAGCAGATAACACATTGGAAGATGGATCTGTTACTAAATCTTTTGAAGAACTTAGTAGATTAGCCTATGCACAGAGCGAATTCAAAATAACCTATGAAGCTGTTATTAAAAGATTCTTAGGAAGTGATGCTGAAATCTATTATGACGAAATAAGAAGAGTAAGATCTCTTGGCCTTACAGTGGTAACAGCAAAAGAGGTAACTAATGCAGAGAAGATAGTAGAAGATTTAAAGACGAATCAGTTTACAAGAGATATAGTAAATAGAACAGATAGTGCTCGTTATACTATTTTAAATCAATGTAAGATAGAGAATTTTAATGTGGATGGACATCTCTGTAAGGCGATGATTGATAGGGTAGAAATCGACCACAAGAATAAGACTATTCAGCCAGATGATTTAAAATGTGTCTGGAGTGTAGAGAATTTTTATTCTGAATACTATCTCTATAGACTTGCTTTCATACAAGCATATATCTATTATAAAGCATGTGAGTCTCTTACATTGCATGAAGGAGAGAAGTATTATGGATATCAAGTGTTACCTACCAGATTCATTGTTTGTGACTCTATAGGCTATTATAACCCCCTTGTATATACTCTCTCTATAGAGGATATAAAAGATGCTTATGAAGGATTTGAGTATAAAGGAAGAAGCTACACTGGTGTTAAAGAGATAATAGAAGATCTTAATTGGGCTTATACAAATAATATCTGGGGTATTAGTCGAAAGAATTGCTTAAAGAATGGACTTTTAAATATTAAAGAATGATAGATTGGACAATAACATCAATTTTCTTTGTTCCTACTCTTAGACTTCCAAAGGAGGAAATGTTTAAGAATGGATTTATTAATGGGTATCATAGGGATAAACATAGAGAAGATACATATAAGAATTGTATTTATGTTCTCTTTAAACCTAATGATATTAATAAATTTAGAGAATTCCTGGATGGAGAATATGAGAGGACTGATTCTATAATAGATGATTATGATTATGAAGGGGGATATGTTGTAGTGGTGTATGAATTAAATCCAATCTGGGGAGATGATTTTAATCTCATTAGAGAAGGAAAATATTCTAAAACTTCTGCTCCTTTTCAATCTTTCTTTCCTAAGATGGTAAAAATCACTAAGAAAGGAATTCCAAGAGAAGAACTAAGCCTTCAATTTAGAATATTCCATAAAGCTCCTGATCTTGTAAAATTCTGGGAAGATAGAATAGGACAGGCTTTTGTATATAATAAAGGCGAAGAGGTGTGGGGGAAATTCTTCTTAGAGAATGAAACCTTAGATCTGGATAGAATAAAACAGCTTATGTAATCAATTTAATGAAAGAGGATAAGGAGAATAGTTATTTTTTATTTTCCTTATCCTCTTGTTTTTACAAAATAAGTAGAGTAAATTTACTACTCCTTTCCGCAAAATTTTTAGTATATGGATGTAGAAATAAAAGAGAGACCTCCTAGATATACATATAAGTTTGAGCCTTTTAGATCTGTCTCAGTGAGTATTTCTGAAAGAGACCTGAATATTACTACTATGAGAGCTCTTGAGATGTATTTTAATAGTCTTAAACAAGTAGTTAATAGATTTCAAGTGGAAGAAAGACATAGAGCTCAACATCTGTTAAGTAAAATTTATCCCCAAATAATATAATATGAATGCACAAGAGAGAGAGTTAAATTTATCATTTGATCCTAGTTCAAATAGGCTACGTTTACTAAGAGGAAAAGAAATTCTAATTGAGGAAGAAGGAGAAGATGCCAGAGTAAGTTTCCTTCACGCAGAGATGGGTAATCTTATCCCTAAAGAGGAGTCTGTTTCTCTTCATTCAAGAGAGATATTAAATAATCTCTTAAGAATAGAAGGGAATCTTAAAGAATAGTCCCTGTTTTTAATTGTTAGTTGTTTGTGAAAGCTCCTTGTAAAAGAGGGGCTTTCCTTTCTTTTTAACTAAAAATATTAGGGAATACACAGGAAAATAACTAAATTTGTTAATAATAAACTAAATAAGGATGGCTAAGAAAGAGAAAGTTCAAGCAGAATCAAAAGGAAAATTTCAGGATACATTAGATCAGTTGAACAAAACGTATGGAGTAGGATCTATTCTTACATTAGATAATAAGACACAAGGAGATTATGATGTAATAAGTACAGGATCTATTTCTTTTGATTATCAGGCTTTGGGTGTTGGAGGATTTGTTAAAGGTAAGATGTATGAGTTAAGAGGATGGGAAAGTTCTGGTAAGAGTACAATATGTGGACATGCTGCTGCTGAATGTCAAAAGAAGGGAGGAAAAGTTGTATATATAGATGGAGAACACGCTTTAGATGTAAATTATTTTAGTAATCTAGGAGTAGATATGTCTAATATGTATATTAGTCAGCCTTCCTCTGGAGAAGAGGGTTTTATGATAGCAGAGACAACGATTAAAACTGGAGAGGTAGACTTAGTAGTTATAGATTCAGATAGTTCTCTTATTCCTAAAGCCGTTCTTACTGATGGAGAAATTGGAGATAGTAGTATAGGGAAGAAAGCCAGACTTAATAGTAGTGCCTATCCCAGATTGAAAGCAGCCCTTGTAATGAATAATGTATGTGTCTTAGTGAGCTCTCAGTATAGAGAAAAGATTGGTGTAATGTGGGGGAATCCAACCACAACTCAGGGTGGTCATGCTCTTAAATATTACGCTGATGGTATTATTGAGGTGAGTAGAGTCTTAACAAAGGAAGGAGAAGAAATTCCAGGAGCTCTTGTAAAAATAAAGGTAATAAAAAATAAGACTTTTGTCCCTTATAAAAAAGGAGAGTTTGAAATAGTATTTGGTAAAGGGATTGATTTTATAAAAGAGATAATGACTCTTGGAATAGAATATGAAATTCTAAAGAAAGCAGCGGGATGGTATTATTTTGGAGAAATCAGAATAGAGAGAGGAGAGAGTGTTGTATATAAAACTCTTGAGGACAATCCTGAACTTCTTGAAGAAATACGAGAAAAAATAATTGAAAAAATTAAAGGACTAACCAATGAAATTAAAGAAGAAGAAATTAGTGAAGATATCTCCTCAGAAGTGTGAGACAATAATTTACACTATACAGAAGAGTGATGTATCTATAACTAAAAATAAAACAATAATAGCAATTAAAATATGAAAATATGCTCTATAGAGGGTTGTAATTCTCCTGTATGGAGTAAGGGATTATGTGGAATGCATTCTCCTAAGAAAAGAATTTCTATAAAAAGGGATAAATATGCAACTCTGGCAAAAAGAGAAAGCGTCTCCAAAATGCAACTATTCTTCTCCTCTCTATGGAGAGAGAAACCTCACTATTCTGAGATAGATGGTACTCCGCTAGGAAATGAGGCTCTCTCTATATTTTTCCATCATATTTTGTCAAAAAAGAAATATCCTGAAGCTGCTTTCGATAAAGATAATATCATTTTCCTCGCATTAGATCAACATTCAAGCGTCGAATTAGATATGTATAAATATGCAGAAATAAATAGAAGGAGAGAGACATTATTACTCAAGTATAATTCTTTACGAGAGACAAATAATAAATAAGTAGGAATTTCCTATAAATTTTTGTAACTATCTTATTCTATGTTATATATAATGAAAAGTTCACCTACTATTTTTAGTAGCTGTAAGCTCTTTATAGCTACTATTTTTAGTAGCTATAAATTAAAAAGGTACTATTTTTAGTAGTTTTATGAAAAATAGTTGTATGTTTGCAAGAGATAAAATTTTTACATATGATAAAGAGAACACCAGTAAAAAAGAAGAGAAGTGTAGATCTATCTAAATATGCAGAAGTAGATACAGGAGAATTTTTAATAGATCAATTAGAAGGTACTACTGTAAGTATAGATGAGAATACTAGTCTGTCTTTAATATCTTACTCAGACTATTCAGTTATAGAAACAGAAGCTATCTTAGTACTTAGTCAGATTTTGAATAACTCTGATTTGGCAAATGTCATTAAAATGGCTGTTGTTGTAAGAACTCCACTAAGTATAGTATTTAATAACAATATTCCTCATACCAATGAAACTCTTCAAAAGTATCTTGCAATAAAGTCAGAAGCTATGTATATGGGGTTAATAAAGAGACTTATGAAAGCTGGAATTTTATATCAAATTAAAGGATTGATATATGGAGAAATTAGAGTATGTTATATAATAAATCCTTATATATGTAGAAAGAGAAGAACATTTGAAAACAAAGTATTAGATATATTTAAGCAATTTAAAAGAGATAATTATGAATCTTTAGTAAATAAATAAAAATTAATTTATGACAACACAATTACAATTTTTTTACACAGAGAAACGTCCTGTTGAATCTAAAGAAGGAATGACATTTGAATATTATAGATGCTCATTTTCTCTCTCTAAGGTAGTGAGAACAGTAGAGATGGATGATGGGTCTATTCTTGTGCTATTAGATGACCTACATCAGAGGTTACAAGAAATTCCTATAAAGAATAAGGCTGGTAAGACAACCTCTGTTAAACACGTTCTAAATGCATTTCAGAGCGAAATATCTCTCTCTAAAGAGGACGCTCAAAGATTCTTTGAAATTACCTCTATTGGTAAATATGAAAAAATAGAAGAATGAGAAAAGAAAATATAGGAATTGTTGTTCTCTGTACGAATGCATATATTGTGCTTGGAGCTCGGTTTATAAATAGATTTATGAAATATTACAAAGGAGATAAAGATATCACCTTTTATGTTTTCTGTGACAGAGATATTAGAGAATATCTTCCAGAAAATATAGACATAGAATATTTTCCTACACATAATAGTAGTTGGGTAGATGGTACTAATCTTAAGTTTACTTCTATTCTTCGTATTAAAGAAGAGAATAAAATAAGGAGTGATTACTTTTTCTATTTCGATTCTGACACTAATATTTCTGTTCCTTTTACAGAAGAATGGTTTTTAGGAGACTCTGTAGCAGGACAACATTTTGGAGATCAAGGTTGGATGAAAGAAGTAAAGGGATTTGAACGTAATCCTAGAAGTATGGCTTATGTACCATACGATACTCCTCATTTTCAAGTATATACATACGGAGCTTTTTGGGGAGGGACTAAAGAATTTGTCTTAAATTTTTGTAAAACAATGCTAGAATGGCAAAGAAAAGATAAATCATGTGGATTTGAACCTGGTACAAACGATGAATCTTACTCGAATAAATATTTCCATTATAACCCTCCTACTAAATTAGTAAAGACTGAAGATTTTGCTTTTGGCATTTCAGATAAAGGAGGAATAGGAGAACCAAGAGATGTCTCTTTAAATGTTTCTCATTTATTAGAACAGATTAAAGAACATAAAGAAGAGAATTGGAATCTTTGGAATGGTAAATTTGTTCTCTCATGAAAAAAGTATTAATACTTGTTCTCAGTTGTAAGAAGTTACAAGATAGAAAAGAAGGAATACTCAACTCTTATGCCTCTCTATTAGGGAGGTATGAGAATGTTGAGATATGTTTCTATTCAGATCATGAAGAAAAAGAAACTAATACATATCTTCTTCCCTGTAAATTCTCCTATTCCCACAGAGATAATGAAATAAAGGTGATTACAGCATTCAATTATCTTATTCAGGAAGTATTTAAAGATGAATATGATTGGTATTTCTTCGTAGATGATGATACATTTGTAAATATTCCTTCCTTAGTAGAAAAGATAGATGAGTTTGATGAAAACTTCCCTGTAGGAATGGATATCAGAGGGCAATGGGAAGCTCTAAAATATCTCTCTGGAGGAGCAGGATTCTTAATTCCTTCTAAGATAAGAGAGAAGTTCTCCAATTTAGAAAACTTTGATACAGGGTTTAGTGATGTATCTCTGGGAATGAATATGCAAAAAAGAAGAATAGAGTTTAAACATAGTGATTATTTTGATTGGGATAGTCCATTTAAAGAAAAAGTACTTAAAATATCTGAGGAGGAGATTAAAAGAAAAATTACATATCATAGGATATCTCCAGAACAGATGATTATTTTAAATGAATATGTTAAAAAAGTATATCTATGAATTATTACTCTTTTTTAAGAATAGAAGAGGAAGACGAAAGAAGTATATTATATCAAGATATTTATTTCATAAATGGAAATCTTACAGTTCTATCTTCTTACCCTAAAGAGGTATTTCCTGTAAATAAATTTACAAATCTATATACATGGAAACCCGAAGTATTAGTAGTTCCTAACGTAGATGAGTATTTAAGCCAATATCAATTTCAAGAGATTGAATTAGCTACATATTCTGATATGCTATGGATTAGTAATATAGGTCATGCTCTCTTTGATGATTTATATCCCATCTATCTGGCATTAGCTAAATTTAATTTATCAGATAGAAAGTTTGATATTATAGTAAATAAATGGGAGAATTTTAGAGAGAGAGCTACAGAGGTAGTTAAAGACTTCTGTAGAGGAGAAATAATAGAACTTAGTGTAGCTCCTACTCTTCATATAAAGAATCTTATAGCAGGAACAGGGAGATGTGGAAATAGAGTGATTAGAGAAGACTACACTCTATGTGGAGAAATATATAATGGAATAAATAGGTTCAGAGAAAGGATACTATCTACTTATAATATCTCTCTTTCTCCAATAAACAGACTTCCAAGAGTAGCTATTATAGATAATAAGAGATTCACTGTAGAGGAAAGAAAAGAGATTGATAAAGTAATAGAAAATCTACAAGAAAAGAAAGTAGACATACAGTATATATATTGGCAAAACTACCTCACATTTAAAGATCAGTTAGTAGATGTAGCTGATATAGATATTTATGTTAGTGCTCCTGGTAATGGAATAATGTATGTTCCTCTTCTAAAGAATGGAGCTGTAATAGTAAATCTTGGTTGGATGGAGAGAACACAGACTAACTCTATGAGACCAAATCTTGTTATTCCTAATGCAACAAGAGACTATACCCTTCCTGGATTTATGGAGCAATCTGTTTGTGTAGCTTCTAATGCTTCTACATTGTATTATGATAGATATAAATATAATAACATTGAAGAATATCCTCTTACAGAGATAATAGAAAAAGCAATAAGAGTAGTGATAGGAGAAGAGTCTCCTCCTATTAATAATCATAACATAGATGCTCAAATATTTATTGAATATTGTAAGAGAAATAATAAAGCAAGAGAGCTATGTGACTATCTAACAGGAAAAGCCTTATTCATAGAATTCTTCATAAATGAACATCCAGATGCTATTCCTACAGAGATAGTAGATTTAGCTCTCCTAAGAGAGTTAAAAGAAGAATATCATTATGATAGAAGGTATGAAATAATACTATAAAAAGAAAGCCTCTAAATAAGAGACTTTCTTCTTTTCATTTAGAGAGTTTTTTCTTGAAGAGAGGAGACATTGGACTCTTTACTTTTGTAGGAGCCAATTTCTCTCTCATAAAATTAGGCTTCCCCTTCGGAGGAGCTGCTACTTTCGGTGCTAACTTTGGAGCTTTCATGACTAAAATAAAATGTTAATTCCTTATATTTCTCAAGTAGATACCTATCTGCTATCTCTTTTGCAACACTAAGACTGCTTACTATACCGATATATTTCTCGTCAATATCAACCGTATATCCATTGATATTCTTCTTATTCCATTCTATTTTAAACCTACCTATAGGAGTATCACTTATAATATGACTATAAGCAGATACTCCCTTTACAGGAGGTATCTCATTTGACCAATTCATATTAGCATTTTTTCTTAATACTCCCACCTTTTTTCATCATAGGAGCTTGTTGCATAGGAGCTTGTTGTGGAGCTGCTACCATTCTCTTAGGAGCAACTGCTTTTTTGATTACCTTCTTCATAATAATAGAATTAAATTGTGTTTATTTCTTAACTGTTTTACCACACCCTGCGCATGGTTTCTTTGGAACTTTCTTTGTAGTTTTCATAATAAAAGATTTTATTTGTTTAACTCCCTTTTCTAGCTTTTCCCATCGCTCTGAAGGTTTTTGCTAGCGCATACCTCTTACTACCAGGAGGGCAAGATGGACTACCAAACTTAGCCCCTGTGCATGGTTTTGATTTTACCATACTTTTTGTTGCATTTTGAATCCATTTCTTATCTGCCATAGCTTAATCTGTATTAATAGAATAAAATATTGTACTTGTTGTTTTTATACTCTTAGAGAGATCAAGTCTTATTTTAAATAATGTATGCAGTCTTAATATCTCTTGGAGAAGAAGATTCGTATATTTTGGCATACTAGGGGCTATTCTAAAGTGCCAGGAGGTAGGAGATCTTCTTATTTCCATACTAGAAAGTTCATCTACGGATTCAATTATTCCTGTAAGATATTGAATATATGTAGCGTCATTATCTAGCAAGATTTCTGGAAAATCTATCCTACTAATCTTCATAATTTATGACAATGTAAGCCTATAACGATATTGAGCAAAATCTCCAGATAAGCTCTGTGCGATATTCTCTATATCAGGCATAGAATTTAATAAGCCAAAACTTTCTAATTGTTTAGCAAAAGATATTACATCTGTTAATATTTGATCTAGAAGACCTGGAATATAGTTTTTAATAGGTTCTACAGGCATAGACTGAGTTCTAACTCCTGTATATCCCATTATTTTTTCTACTATTTCATCTTTCAGTTCAAATATCTTATTATAAGCATCTCCTAATACAAGATGTTCTCCTAATCCATGAGTTTGCCAATGAAGCTCATGTAATTGGAGTTCAAAAAAATTCAATTTCGCCTTTATAACATCTAATGAAAGAGGAGAATTTATCCCCTCCATCATCTTAGAAGGAAATATGTTCATGTCTTAAGACATTAAGCATGTGTTGTAGTTGTAGTAGTAGTACTACTAGTAGTTGTAGTAGTGCATATACTGGCTACAGTGACAGTAACTGCTCCTCTTCCAGCTGTAATTACGTAACTAATTGTACCTTGTACTCCACAGATAGTAGCAGATGTAGCTGTTACAGTTTGTTTAGTAACTACTCCTGTCCAACAGTTTGTATAAGTAAAGACGGCTGTAGTATCAGCAGCCACAGTGACATTATATGTCAAGCATGTAAAGGGGAAAATAGTGGTTGTAGGACTACAACATTCACTTTTAGGAATTTCAATCCATCTCCCCTCTTTAGGCATCTGAGCCCTATAGATAAGAGAGCTGGCGACTACTTTGTGCGATGCATCCAATCGAATGAATGCTTTTAGATTTCTTCGTGTCATTGTGTTAAAATTAAAATGTGAATAAAAACTTCTTTATTGTATAATAAACAAGAAAATCTTCTAATTCTCTCTATAGAGGAAAATTACAAGTTTCTATTCTAATACTTCAGTTTATACTTTTCTCCAAGAGATTTGAGTTTATCTGCATAATACCATGTACAATGCTTCTTACTCTCTGGATGATTTAGAACAACATCTAAATGTGGATCTAATAAGGGATTTTGACCTCCTACGTATGCTCCTTTGTAAAAACATGGATAGCCATATAAATAATTTCCTGTTATCCCTGCATTATGAAATATTGTATGTGTCTCTAATTTCTCTAGGGGATCTGGAGCCCATGCAAAATTTAACTCTGGAACTACTTTTGTTTCATACCCTAATCTCCATAACTCCCAGAGTACCAACCACATATCAGATGTCCACCGTTGGAGACCCTTATTTTCATTCTCAAAGAACAATTTATTTATCTCCCCAAGAAACATTAATAATGGAATACATTTATTAAAGACGTTCTCCCAGAAATCTTTATTTGTATTCTTTAGTAAATATTGTGTACCTATAGAATGTAAATTATTTTTCTCACAAACTTCTCTTGTTATACCAACTATTTTTGCTGCTTCATTAAGAACATCTATTGTTTTATACTGATCCAACTTATCTGGGAGAACGTCTCTTATCTTACTATCAAAATAGGAAGCACTTATATAACTATTTGTGTCTGATCCATAGATAAGATCATCATCTAATAAATGATCAATATTAAACTTTTCTGTAAATAAGATATCACTGTCACAATAAAAAACTGCTTTATCAGATATATCAGGGAACTGCTCACAATATTTAGACATTAAATATGGTCTCAATATAGGAATATATGTACCTAGTAGGGGAGTTACTCTTCCATCATCTGTATAAAAATGAAATTCTGCTTCAGGATAGAGATTAATTATCTGATCCCATTTTGGGTTTACTCTACTATTAGGTTGAAATATTAATACTATTGCCTTATCTGAATATCCTATATTTCTTAAACTCTCTAACCATAAATGAACTTGCCATGTAAAATAGGTATCTAGGGGGCATGCCGTAATAAATCTTAATTCTCTCTTCATATATGTAGTTTATTGGTTTAACTCTTCACAAATATAATCTATATTTGTGAAATTTATGCATAAAATGGATAAAATGTATCTGTAAACTTTGTCACTCCGTTTTTTCCTATATAAATATCTACAATACAAAATCCAACATGAGCAGCCAGTCTCTTTCCTCTCATCCAAGAGGTCTGCTCTTCCATACATCCTAGAGAGATAGCATGAATATTTCTCTCAAATATCTTTACATATTTATGTGTATGCCCACAAAACATAACAGAAGGTTTCTCCCCTCCTGTAATAGCTTCTATAATCTTCTGAACACGGTAACTAAGGGCGTAGGAGCTGGAATCTTCACCATGAAATAATCGAAGAGTAGCTTTTCCTCCTATAGAGATATTCCCTTCATCATGACCTATAAAATGAAAATTAGTAAGAGCAGCAGCTATATCCTTTACAATTAGAGCCCCATTCCCTTTTAAGAACCATCTATCATGATTACCATCAATTGCATAAATATCTGTCTCTGTCCATTGACTAAATAACCTTATAGCTTCTGCCTTTTGTTGATCATATCCTAAAAAATCTAGTTCATATATCTGTCCAGGTCTACTTGTATGCATTCCCTCTGTGACATCTCCACAATGAGTTAATATATCTACTTTTTCTTTTCTAAACTCTTCTAACATTTGTTCAAAACGAAGAGCTGAAAACTTCTGATGTCCTATGTGTGTATCTGTAAAAGCTCCTATTCTAATTCTTCTTCCTTCAAAATCAATAATTGGTACAGGATCTATCCCAGGTAGTATTCTTCCTCCTTCTGCTATTGCCCTTAACTCTGAGGGAGAATAAATCTCCCCAATCTTCTTTAAATATCCATTTGGAATAAACTCTTTATTAACTTCTTTCTGATTTACAAGACGACAAAGTCTACGTATTGTCTCTCCTGTTATTCCTAACCTTTTTGCTGTTTCCTCTCTTCCATAAATCTTTATTAATTCTATAATCTCCTGTCTTCTCTTTTCTGAATAAGGCATGATGTGTAATATTAGTTTATACTATGTTCCTCTCTATAGAGAAACATTAAGAGAATAATGTCTTAAATGCTTGTTTTATAAGAGACCAAAATGTCTCTACCTTAACCTCTTCCTTTTTTACATCGTCTTCAACCTTCTTTACTTCCTCTTCTACAACAGTCTCTACTTTCTTAACATTATCCTTTATTTCTTTAACTACTTCTTCTATTTTATCAGCAACAGTAATAACACTATTTTTTATCTCTGTAGAAATGTTGTTTGCTATTGTTTTAATCTCCTCCCGAATAGCTTCAAGATCTTTTTCTCCTTCGGCTTTAATTATAGCAATATCCTGCTCAATCTTAACTTCTCGCTGGGAGAATTTATCCTCTAAAGAGGAAAAAGTAGAAGCATATCTATCAACTACATCTTTAATCTTCTCATTAGTTGTGCTCATAATAAATATTTTTATAGATTTCTATTAATTTTTTACTAACAGTATTGAATAACCATCATTTATACTTGTAACTAATGAAATTACAGCATGATAGCCATTAGGGGGAAAACTCATTTAGGTATTTTAAATATAATATTTAAATAATTTGTCCTTGTCGTATAACAAGATTTGTAAATCTATCTCCAATATTTGTTCCTGTCATTGTTATTTTAGAAGCTGTATAGGCTATCCCTATTACTGGAGCAGTTAATAATCCTGATCTATGTGACCATACAGAGCCATTATAATAATCATAATCAACATATCCATTTCCAATATATGCATCAAGAGATATAGAAATTGACATAGTTCCTGCCGTTGTGAATTCAAAATATTTTTTTCCTTTGGGGAGAGAAGTACTAACAACAGAAGTTAATTCTCCTATTTTTCCCGCCCCAGTTCCTTTAATCCATCCAACAGGAGTCTTAACCTGTCTATCTGCTGAATCTTGGCTGAAGTCACAGACTAACACAGGACGCACAAACAGATTATTATAATCCTTAGTCTCTTGTACGTTCAAAGTTCTGTTATGAAATCTAAGGTCTGCAATTTCAAAAGCACCATAAGTTGCATTATTAAGCCCAAGAGTACACGCGCTAAAAGTTACATCACTTGCACTTGTCAGACAAACATTATGCCATTGATTAACGATTAATCCTGTTCCAACAGTACCATTGATATATATGTTTGCAAAGTCTGCTGCTACGAGTGTACCACTGTTGTTATAGATCAAACCAGAGTTAGCGGCTTTCTCCATTATCTTGCAGGTCGCACTAAGAGGTTTGAATCTAAAAGAAACACTTTTAACTACACCAATATTACCAAATACTACCTTTGAGTTGACACCCATCAGCATAATGCCATCCTTTGTGTTTATGCAATTGGTTACAACACCATTCTTGAGATTACCTGAAATATCTATGATTGTATTAGCCATTAGATTGCCTCCTGTAATTTATATTCATCAAGATTACTTACCAAAGATCCAACCTCGCCTCTTCTTAATGCAGAATGATATGCAGTGTGATCTCCTCCAGTTTGAAATAAATATAAACTGGATGGATCATTGTTCTTTTTAATTCCATCTATATGATGAACAACTTCTGAGTTATTTAATTGTCTACCAATATATCTTTCAACAACTACAATATGCTGCAATCTATATTTTGATAATCCTTTCTGCTCCAATCCAAATACCATCATTCTGTTATATCCTTTCTTGTCCACAGTAATTCCACCATTCCATTTGGAGTTATTTTCTCCATTAAACTTTGTAGACAATCCAATATTTCTACAATCCAGAGAGCAATACTTGCCCCTCCCAATACGTATGTCACATAGCTTTTTATTAAACTCTTTTTTGCATATTTCACAAGTACATACTGCCTGAGTTCTGCATGCATCATAAAAACATTTTTCTGAACAATATTTCTTTCTATTAAAATACTCATATGTCCAACGTGGCTCTTTTAACATTTCCTTCCCACAATATTCACAAGACTTCATTTTATTGTATTTTAAAATTATATACAGCAATCAATGATGGCTTGAGGAATGACAAATCAGTTGCACGGTTTTGTATGAATCCTCTCTGTGGTTTACTAACAATTGTTCTTTTATTGAAATCCCTTACAAGGTTATCTATCTCTTGTGGAGTTAAACAGTGATTGTAGACCTCTGAGAGATAAATGGAGGCATTGGGCGTTCTCCCAGTAGTTTCTCCATCATAACCAACAGACATTAGTGCAGCATTTGATATGCTTCCACTCTGAGTTACTGGAGTGCCAACTGAAATTCCATTAAGATAGAGGGTACAGAGACCAGAAGCATTACGCGTAAGGATATATAGATTATTTTTTGCAACAAAAGTCGTTGCAAAAGAAATAACAGAACTAAGTATTTTTATTATTATGGTTGCAGTGTCATTATAATACAAACTAAATCCAGTGGCTCCACTATTATTTGTTTTGCCAGACAAAGTATTATTTGCATATCCATGTGCCAAGAATCCCTTCACATTAGCTCCAACAACAAAACTAAATGCTCCTATATCAATAGCATTTATAGCAGCAATGTTCCCATAGGTGATGTAGTCTGTTGCTAAGGATTTGCACTTCAATGCCATGCCACGGGTGTCATTTTGGACTGTGACTGTACTACCAAGAGTCGCTGTAGCACCATAAAGATCATTTATTGAACGTCTGAAGTCTACACTGAAAATACGCATATCTTATAAATTGACTTGTGATTTTAAACTTGAAAATAACTGACTAATCTCATTTACATTAAGCAAACCACTTACAACTGTTATAAGAGGCATTAAGCCGCTAAGTCCAGAAGTTCCTGCATTAGTATTTCCTACTGTAATATTTGTAGTCCCGCTTGCAGGCACACCGCTTGCTTGGTTGGCACTGCCAGATAATACTGAATTAAGATAGATATTCACGGTTCCTGCTGTACTTCTGGTAATCGTCAACATTTGCCATACTCCAAAAGCAACAGAAGATGCTGCACTTGAAACTACTGTTGACCCATCAGATGTGACACTATATTTTCCTGCATTATAATAGACAGACAGTTTTGAGTTATCGATTATTCTTCCAACAGAACCTCCTCCTGCGTTTGCCAATTTGACTAAACAGAACAAAGTGATATCTCCTGTGAGGTTTGAATATGTGCCCAAGTTTAGTTTTGAACTTAATCCCGAATTAAAGCTCATCGCATTCACCCTACCGCTCCTTACAGAAGTAACGGCAGTGTTGACAATTGCAGTGCCATACTTATTACTTATCGCCCCTCTTCTTCCATCTATATTTAGTATCTCTGTTATTCCTGACCTATATGGAGAAAGGCTTACGTTTCTGCAGTTGTTGTAAAGGTTGGAGACTTCAGATGCACTCAATGTTGTAGAATATGCCTCAAATAGATCAATATAGGCATTCAGATAATTTGCTGCCGAAGAATTAATCCTTCCTATATAGTCTAATGTAGTGGCAAGTGTAATGCCTGTTACAATGATTTCTTTTGTTGCTGAAGAGATAGTTGAAGATGCCACTCCATCTACGTATAATGTACCACTGCTTGCAGAAATAGTTGTAGCATTATCCATCCTCAAATATCCAGTTCCACTATTTGCTCTACCATCAAAAATGTATTGTAGTCCAGAAGGAGCAATAGCAGAGAATCGAAATCTCAAAGAATATACTCCTTTATATACAGTAGGATAAGTGGCATATGAAGATGCACCATTTAATACAATATTTCCATTAAGAAAAGTACATGACACTGGCGTACCACTATTGGCAATCATAGAACTTTCATCTAGGAAGGGAGTTCTAAAAATCGGTTGAGGAAGTACGCCGTATTTTGATTCTTTAGCCATTACTTAGGATTGACTGATTCTTCTACAATAGGAGATTCTTCTTTAACAGATTCTTCAGATACTGGTTGCTCTTCAATAACAGCATCTGGAATTAGTTTTTCTATTGCAGCATCTACTTCTTCCTGAGTCACCACATTATCTGCAATAAGTTTATCTAACACTTCGCTATCTGTAGGAGGGACTGATTCTACAACTGGAGGGACATAGTCTGCAGATTTCTCTGCTTCAACCTCTTGCGCTATTGCCCAAATGTCGTCGATGTTGAAATGTTCGTCCTTCCCATAAGGACCGAAAATGTATTTCATCTTCACATCAGCAGCTAACTCATTTTTATATGCGAACTTGTCCCAATCTTCTACGAGATGATTCTTTATCTCTATTCTCTTATTGTCTTCCATGATGTTATTAAGTTAATGTTGCTCCTGATGAAATAGTTCTATATTTACAAGTGGCGATTATCGTACCTGTACCTGTAGAGCCTACAATCGTATATCTGACCTTATTTCCAGACTTCAATCTAAAGGTCTTCCCTTTAGTTGCTGGTTGAAAATTAGTTCCTGCAACAATATTTGCTAGTGCGCCCTCTGCTGCTGTCATAATGACTATAGGCACTGTATCATTTGTAGCAATTGCTACAGAGGTAAAAGTTGCCCCTGCAACAGTACAATAGAGATTAATATCTTCTATATAGATATCTCCAGTTGCAGTGAATAAATCGTATGCCGCTGCTGCCTGAGCAAGATTCACTGTTTTTTCTAAAATCTGTGACACCAAAGGCGTCAAATCTGTTGCTGTTAATGGTAATTGCATAACTATATTGATTTACAGGGCTTGTTTATAATTCATGTTATTTATAATTTCATCTAAACATTTTTGTAAATTATTATGAATGTCAGTTTCCCAAAATCTTAATAATGTCCACCCACATTTAGGTATATATGCATTTTTAGGTGCGTCTCTTTTTTTAGCATCTGATCTATTATGCCAATAGTCACCATCACACTCAATTATTATTTTATATATAGGAATAGCAAAATCACATACAAATTTATTATTAAAATTATACTGATGTACAAAATCTACTCCTAATTCAACTAGAGCAGAATACATAATCTGTTCTATTTTTGTATTTGTTTTAGGATATTTACCATCTGTTAATCTTTTAATAGTTGCCTCCCTATTTAACTGCTTAACTTTCTCATAATGCCTTTCTTCTACATTTAACCACCATCGTATTCGTATTATCGCCATTGACAATCTTAACCCTAAATAATGAGAAGTTAAAGTTGTCGAAGTTCCAAGCAAAGTTCTTGGTAGTTGATGCACAGATAACACTATTGATATTCGCATTGCCGATACTATCGTATCCGTAGATCTGCTGCCAATTCGCATTAACTGCATCTTCATCATTAGTAACCTCAAGAGTCATAGTAGTTGTATTGTCAGAATCTATCAACTGTCCCGTTAGAGACATGTCTCTAAATCCGTCCATTGCCATACCCGTAGACGAAGGATAATAGTTAGTAGCGGCTGTGACGTTCGTTGTGTCTATAAGACTATCTAATACGTACTGAGAACTCAATGGAGCTTGATCTATACTCTTAAGAACATCTAATGTGTTATCGTAAGCCTTCTTTGGACCAGTAAGATTCACATCATATATAGTATCTGTATTTGTGAATGGAGTTCCCGCGCCAGCTACCGTAATAGTACCACTAACACACGTGATACTGACACCTCCACGAGCATTAAATAACCCTCTAAATACACCATTTACATCTTTATATAAAATGGATGTTACCCTACATACAGAATCATCTACTGTAAATGGAGCCCCTGTTACCGTTAAAGTAGTAGAAGAAGCGAATACTACAGTAAAATCTGTTGGACTTCTATATTCAGCCATCATCGTTGATGGTGGATTGAAGACCCTAAGGTCTCTATTTAAAGTCATTCCTACTGCGCCCTTCTGATCTGCGGCAACTAACGTAGAAGGGTTACCTATAGCCATGATAACTTGACCTTTAGACGTAGTTGCAGCAAATGCTGACGTATCAATATCTGTTGCTCCCGCACCAATACTTCCCGTAGCATCAATAGTTTGAACAAGTAGCACTTTGTCTGAAGCAGCCCTAGCCGTATTAGCTGCAGATATGCCGATAACATTACCTGTAGCATCTACTATTTGAGATGGAGTGACCAATGTAGCTACAGTTCTGGTAGTATTTGCAGCAGTTTTCCCCAGCACATTTCCTGACTCATCAATAGGTTGTGTAGGAATCACAACTGTAGAGACTGTTCTTGCTGTATTAGCTACACTTTCTACACTCTGTAGGAGATAGGATAACTCTTTAAGCAAAGAAATTGCTGTTACTGCTGTAGTGTCTGTTGAAGCACTTTTAGCATCTGTAGTGCTACCGAGGGCTACATTACCACCATTAGGAATAGTAGCTGGATTTTGTAGCATGTAGGAAATTTGTTTCCATACTTGCATTGCTGTTATAGCAGTGGTATCTGTAGCTATATTCCTGGCATCAGCTTTAGCTCCTATTGTAACCTGACCTCCATCTGCGGTAGTAACCCCCAACGTATTTTGTAATAAGTAGGATATCTCTTTTGTTAAAGAGACAATAGTAGTAGCTGTAGCATCAGTGGCAGAACTCTTAGCATCAGTAGTACTTCCTAAAGCTACATCAGCTCCATTAGCGATTGTTACTGCTGTCCCTACTTCAGCAGAAGAAATAATTTGTGTAAGTCTATCAAGCTTTTGTAATATATACCATAACCATTGAGATTGAGGATCTTGTCCTATTGGTCTTGCTGGAATTGTCATTTTAATAAGTTTTATTATTTACAAAAATATAACATTTTAAATTAAATAGTAACAGCTTTAGTTAAAATAAACTAACTAAATAAGTTATTCTTCAAATACACGTATACTCCATCCCTTATAGTAGACCCATTGTTTAGGATTCTTCTTACAGAGAAGATAGTATTTATATAGTCTCTCATACTTATATAGATCTATAAACTGTTCTTTAGTCATTAAAGGTCTTATTTTATACACTGCTAAAGAGTCTTGTAGAATAGCTATTCTTTTTAATTTAGTATTTAAGATAGAGATTGAATCCTGTAATTTGATATATTCAATCTTTGATACTTTCTCTATAGAGATCTCTGTAGGTGTAATAGGAGATTTATGCCATTTAAGGTAGGAAAATATCCCCAATAAGACTAATACTAATATGAATAGATATTTCTTCATAGAGAGTTTAATTTATCTATTAATTCTTGTGTAATCTTTCCTGTTTGAGGAAGACCAACAAGTAATTGTGCTCTCTTTATAGCAGGAGATATCCCTTCATTTACAGCAGAGTCTACTAATAGATCTGCTATTTGTTGTATATTAATATTATCTCCTGAGATTTCATCCCAGAAGTTCTCTTTATAGAAGCTCATTACATCTTCATCTAACTCTTCGCTGTTTCTTATTCCAGCATCAATTAGTTCCCATCCTTTCCAATTAGGCCAATTCTTCCTGGAGATTCCTTCATAGGTCTCTCCCCCCTTATCAAGAGGATCATTACTATAGCCCCCCTCACTTTGTAATACCTTCTTTATTGCTTCATTAAAATCTGCCATGATCTATTATTTTAAGAAGACTAGAGCTGTAATTATTCCTACTCCTACCCCTATACCTCCAATTATTAGATAAGTCTTAAAATGGCTTGTATTCCTATTGAGGGAGATTATATATCCATCAATATCTAAGGTCTTAAAATACTCATTACTATTAATTACATCTACTAGTACT